ATTGTTCAGGCCACCCCCATATTTCCGTGGTCTTTTCTCCTCCTTATTTAAGAAGGGCTGTGTGCCCTTCCCCGCGATTAACATACGAGGTTAACGGCCTCAGGCTTAGAAGGGGTCGCTGGCAATCTGTCAAGAACTTCCAAAGCATGTTCCCGTTAGATGTTCCTATTGAGCCGAGGGAAGCCTTAGATAATCTATCAAGATTCACAACTTTCATTATCACCTGAATTTCTTGGTGCACTCGCCTAAGTCGGAGGAATTGAAGTATAAATTCCTTGAAGCGGGGAGTTGGGAGTTACGGGATTTATGATTTAATTTGAGGTCTCCGTCTCCAGTGTCTGGGCTCTTCCGTTCATCTTTGATAAATTAGTCACTAAAATCCGTAAGGTCTACTAAAGCATGATTGTCATATGAATTACAGTAAGAGTTGCTAATAAGAACTACATGTAACCATATTAGCACAATCGGTCTGCCTATCAAGGGCAAGAAAACTTTTCCCCTCGCTTCGCGATTCCTCGCCAACAAAACTTTTCTTGGCCGCAAGCGGCAAACCCTTGACATTCAGAAAAGCACCCGATTATGCAAATCTGGACATGTAGTAACTTATAACCAACTCTAACAGGAATTAATATGACAATCATACAAGTAGACCTAACTGATTTTAGCAACGAATTTATCAAAGATAAACTAACCTCATCGCTCGCAGACACCTGCGCCTACTACCTCAAATTAAATCAAAAATCCCTAAGGGAGAATAGAGAAGCGCTTCAAGCAATTTATACTCCAATTCAAAATGAAGGCGAGCTAAACGCACCAAGAACTTCAGGAGATAATGAAATAGATGTTGTGAATCTTGATAGATTATCTAAGGCGGTTGAACGTCAAGAGGAGCAGATAACCGAATGGGAACATGCTTTGGAAGTCCTAGCCAACAGAGGGATAACCCCTTCTAAGCCTAAGGCCACCAACAAACTCTCACGCGAATCACTCATGGAGAAGGTAGCCCTTCAACTAACTAAGAAGTAAGGACAAAAGCCCCCTGAAATATGGGGGCAACTGTCTTCACTTTGCAACAACTTAACCCTAACAGGAGAGTACCGTGAGTAATGAGGTATATATTATTTCAGTAGCTATCACATGCATAGTTGCAGCCTTTGCAATGCTGCTGCTTAACATGGCAATTATCGTCACTACCTTCTAGTGACGCCCCTTGGGGGGCGCGACTCTTACCTAACGTATGCAACTAGGAAAATTTATCACCGAGTTACACAGGGAACTAACTCTTACTTAACGTGTGCAACTAGCGTAACTCTTACTTAACGTATGCAGGAGAATTAATTAATGAAATTTACAGACTACAAAGATAAAGTAAACTCCGAACTTCTTGAGCTAATGGAGGTGGAGGGTATGAACTGGAGTAAGTCATGGACTGACATCGTTCGTAACTATGGCCTACCTCACAATGCTATACGAGGTAACAACTATACAGGTATGAACTCATTCTACCTATCATGGTTTTGTAGACGACCAAGACCTATGTATGCTACGTATAAGCAGTGGAAATCTATCGGTGCTGATATGTCAGATACGAAAGGTAAGGGTGTTCCTGTTTACTTCTTTAGCCCTATGACTAAGAAGGTAACTGATAACTTTGGCGTAGAGTCTGAGACTAAGTATGGTATATATAAAGTTTACCATGTATTTAATGTGGATGACGTGAAGAATGTAGATGAATCTAAGTTAGCTGCTAATAAAGATACTGTTATAGATAGTGTAATAGAAGCAGATGAGATTTCTGAATCTATCGTAGCAGCTACCAAAGCAGATGTCAACCATTGTGTTACAGATACCCCATGCTACATTCCTTCCAAGGATGCTATCCGTATGCCACCAAGGGATAGCTTTTATACTATGGAGGCTTACTACTCCACCCTGTTCCATGAGCTAACACATTGGACTGGGCATAAGTCTAGGCTTAATAGGTTCAGTACTGAGTTTAGTTTAGAACAAAGAGCTAAGGAAGAACTGATAGCAGAGATTGGCTCATCATATCTATGTGCTGCTAGTGGTGTAGAGGTTCAACCAAGGGCTGACCATGCCAAGTACCTAAACTCTTGGAAGTCACAGATAAAAGATAACCCTAACCTGATGGTAAATTCTTTCAGTAAGGCAAGCAAAGCTGCTGATTTAATACTTGCCTTTAGTAAATCAGACTGATATTCTTAACCTATTGTCAACTAGGAGAAGTATAATGAGTAAAGATACAGAAATAAATGACTTTAATTCATTCGCCAAAGTGTATGGCGCAATGATGCAAGTAGAAGTTTGTCCTACGAAAGAAGCATTAGCTATACTAGAAGAGGACTTAATGTTAGCGCAAGAAGAAGAGTTGTTAAAGCAAGCCGAAGCTATGGCTTACTATAATGAGATGTAGTATCTGTAATACTCTTTTACTTGACAATGAAAGAACCAAGAAGTACGCAGATAACCACCCACTTGCAGGGCAGTACTTAGATACCTGCAACAAATGTATGCTAGAGGTTTTAGAAATAGAACCTAGTATTAACTCTAAACTGGAGGACGTAGACTGTGAGTAAGTCTGTAGAAACTAGAGAAGACAGTTACAAAGACATAGCTAATATGCTTGCTAACTGGGCGTTAGACTTTAATAAAACTACTAAAGAAGCTCTCGATTACATGGATAGAGTACTTGTGCTAGATGAATTAACTCGTAACGCTATGGTAAATATGATTACTAATAACATTAATAAAGTGAGGGAGCTAAATGAACGATAAGAACGAAACAACAAACCCAGAGTACTATCGTAAGTGGAATATAGAACCTGCGGTATATATCATGGAAAATGGTCTTGAGTTTTGGCGTGGTAATATAATCAAGTATGCTAGTCGTGCTGGCTATAAACTTTATGAAGGTAATGATTACTTCGAGAGTGAAATAAAAGATTTAAGAAAACTTATTGAATATGCAGAGATGCGTATTGAACAAATAGACTTTGCTGATAACGATGGTAAGTAAATGGCAAGCTAGATACTGGGCTAAGGTAAAAATGTCAGACACACATACCTTAACTATTGAAGATAAGTTTCATAACACAACGGAGGTAATGAGTAACATACGTGAATTGTTGTCGCCATTAGTAGACCATTGGTGTATAACTATTATGCGTGGTAACGTAGTGCATACTGTAAGGTATGTATCAGATGATAAACTTTTAAAGGCAAAGGATTATTATGGATGATTTTGGTAATGAATTATTAGATGAAAAAGCTAAAGATGAATATCAATTACATTGGTGTTTAGAAGAAGCTAAAGAATATATCGAGAAGTATGGTATGGAAACATTTCTTAGTGAACTACGTAAAAGGATGGAACAATGAGAGAACCTAGTGATGATTGGCAAGACGAGTATCAATCTAAATTCTTAACTTCAAGTGAGGAAGATATGTTACTAGATAAAGTAGACGAGCTAATTTGCGATGACATACAGATGTTATTGATGGACGCTATGGCACCCAATGAAGGCTATAAGATTAGGCAAGATGACCTGCTAAAGTTACTTAACAAGTGTGATGGTGGTGACTTCAGTGGCTTTGGTGAGTACCTATACATTATGTTGCTAGACCATGCAGGCGAAGAAGCTATGAGGGAGCTGTTCCTATGAAGGAAAGAAGTAGTGGCAAGCCAGCTTACAAAACGCCCTGCCCTGAATGCAATAGCAGTGATGCTAGGCAGGTATTTTTACACCCTGATGGGATGGAAGATGCTTATTGTTTTGCTTGTGAAACATACTTTCCTATGGACAGAGAACAAAAACAAGCAACAGTAGTACCAATAGAAAGGGCAAAGCCAATGTCATATGATAAGGAATTTATTAATAGTCTGCCTTCAAAAGCCTTGACCGATAGAAAGATTCGTCAAGAAATAGTAGAGAGATTCAATGTAAAGACTGCCTTGTGTGAGAAAGATGGTAAGACTATCCAAGAACATTACTATCCTGATTGTAAAGATGGTAAGGTAGTAGGGTATGAAATCAAACAAGTAAGTCCCAAGTCTTTTACTTCTGTAGGTGATAGGAAGGGAGAGCTAGACTTATGGAATCAAAACAAATGCCCCACTGCTAAAAAGATATTTATCACAGAGGGTAGGCTAGATGCTATGGCTCTATACCAGACCATCATAGATAAGCGTCCAAAGAAGTACTCCGCATATGACCCTGCCGTAGTATCTCTTACTCGTGGGGCTAGTGGTGCAGTAAAAGATTTGCTAGCTAACAAAAAGTTTCTTGATAAGTACGATGAAGTTATCTTGTGCTTCGACCAAGACGATGCTGGGAAGAGCGCAGTCAAAGAAGTACTAAAGGTATTTCCTAAGTACAAAGTAGTAAGTATGTCAGAGAAAGATGCTTGCGATATGTTGTTAGCAAACAAAGAGGATGAGTTATATACCGCAGCAGTATGGGACTCAGAGTACACAAGGCAGGGTGAAGTAGTAGATGTAAGTGATATCATATCAAAAGCAATGGAACGCCCTAAGATGGGCATTAGTTTTCCGTGGCCTACAGTAACTCAGGCTTGCTTTGGTTTGAGACCACACACCCTACACTGCATAGGAGCTGCACCAAAGATAGGTAAGACAGACCATCAGCATCAGCTAGTGCATCACCTTATCTACAAAGAGAATCAAATCATAGGCATGTTTGACCTAGAAAATAGTCCAGTGCGTACTGCTAAGAAGATAGCATCCAAAGAAGCACAGATTGATTTCACTCGTCCCGACAAAGAGTATGAAGATTCTTTACTGCATGACACATTAGTATCCTTACAGGGTAAGGTACGCTTCTATGACAGAGGTGCTAGCCGTGACTGGGAAGACATTCGTATTGCTATCGAGGAGATGCACTTACTAGATGGTATCAATATATTTATCATTGACCCACTGACTGCACTTATATCCCGATACTCTAGCTCCGAAGCCAATGACAAGCTGAATGAGATATGTACTGACATGGCTGATTTAGTACAGAACTTTCCTATTACTATCCTTTGTTACTCCCATGTGAATCCTAAGCCTAAGTCTAGTAAATCACATGAGCAAGGTGGTAAGGTATACAGCAGTGAGTTTACTGGCTCTCGTGCTATGGAGAAATGGTTTCACTATGGACACGGTATTAGTAGAGACAGGAGTGATGACTGCCCTATGGATAGAAAAAACATCAGTGAGTTTTATATGTTGTTCGATAGAGAGTTTGGACAATCATATAAATGTGATGTAAAATTCACAGAAGAAACGGTACAGTATTTAGAAATGAGGCAGTGGTAATGGTAGATTATGTAATAGATATAGAAACAGATGGGCTTGATGCAAGAATAATACATTGTATGTCTGTATTGAATACAGAAACAAACAGCATGACTACATATGCTAACTACAAAGACATGAAGGTGTTTATAAATTCTTTGTCCACAAGCGATAGGATTATAGGACATAACTTTATACGGTACGATGCTCCCATTATAGAACGTATCCTACTAGAAAATATCCCATGCAAAATAGTAGATACCCTCGCCTTATCCTGGTACTTATACCCCGAAAGATTAAAGCATGGGTTAGAGCAATGGGGTACAGAGCTAGGTATAAAGAAAGTAGAAGTAGAAGATTGGATAGATAGCGCACCAAAGTTATACCAAGAAAGGTGTGAGCAAGATGTAAGAATAAACGTAGCGATATGGAAAAAGTTTAGTGCGTACTTAAATTATCTATATGATAACAAACCAGAAAGATTGTTAAGATACTTATCGTTTAAGATGGACTGTGCTATGGAACAAGAAAGCATAGGCTGGGGACTTGATACTAAAGCAGCAGACAATCTTGCCAGAAACTTATCGGGTATAAAAGAAGGGCTTACTAAGAAGTTAGAAAAAGCATTACCCAAAGTAGGTAAGTACGTAATGCGAAAGAAACCAGCTAACATGTACAAAAAGAATGGCGAGCTTTCTGTAGCAGGTGAAAGATGGAAGAAACTTTGTGAGCTAAATGGGTTTAACTATAAGGTATACGTAGGTACTATAAAAGAATTATACAAATGGGAGGAACCCAACGCATCCTCCACACCACAGATTAAAGACTGGCTAAAAAGTTTAGGATGGAAACCTAAAACGTTTAAGTATCCTAAGGATAAAGAAAAGGTAGCACAAATAAAAGATAGCAAAGGAAAACTTTGCAAGTCTGTAATTGATATAGCAGAAAAAAATAATAAATCTTACAATGTAGATTTATCAGGTGGTCATTATGATACAGTAAATGTTTATAATAAAACAGGAGAAGCCATACTTGCTCTTGGTTCTTTAGCAGTAGTTTCACACAGACTTGCTTTGGTTAAGTCTTTAATAAAAAATGCTACATGGACTGAAGGGCATGGCTGGCGTGTAAAGGCAGAGATACAAGGCCTAACAAATACACTAAGATTTAAACATAAAACATGTGTAAATATACCATCAACAAGAGCAGAGTATGGTAAAGATATTAGGGCACTCTTCACAACAACTAATATAAAAAATACATTGTGTGGTAGTGATATGTCATCTTTAGAAGATAGAACTAAACAACATTACATGTGGGAGTATGACCCTGATTATGTTAAAGAGATGCAAGTAGAAGGCTTTGACCCACATCTTGACTTAGCTTTTTCTGCTGGAGTAGTAACCGAAGAAGATATAAATGACTACAAATATGGAACAGGAGGCCATCTTAATGGTGTTTCAGATATACGTCATGCTTACAAAGGTGGTAATTATGCCTGTACTTATGGTTGTGGAGTAACTACTTTAGCTAGACAACTAGATATTAGCAAACTACAAGCAGAAGAAATACACACTGCGTACTGGAAAAGAAACTGGTCGATAAAAGAAATAGCTGCCGCACAAACTATTAAAGAAGACTGGCTATACAATCCCGTATCTAAGCTGTATTACAAAGTAAGAGAAGAGAAAGATATATTCTCTACCCTTAATCAAGGAACTGGTGTATACTGTTTTGACTTATGGATAAAGTTTCTAAGAGAAGAAGGATACAAAGTAAACGCTCAATTCCATGATGAGATTATAACAGAAGTAAAAGATACCCCAAAAGATATAGAAGATACAAAGAAAGATTTTAAGAAAGCCGTACACAGAGTAAATGAGTTACTACAACTGAACAGGGAACTAGATTGTGATGTACAATTTGGAAATAACTATTCAGAAATCCATTAAAATGTGTTATAATATATACCCCGTTAATACTTTATAGGAGAAATAAAATGGGATTACAACGTAAAACACCACAAGCAAAAGCATCTACCAACTCTACTGTTGAGTACGAGAATGTAGCTGAGGGTAGTCACGAAGGGCGACTAGTAATGGTTGCTGACTTGGGTTTACATAAGCGTGACTACAATGGTGAAGAAAAAAGTCCATGCCAAAAGATATCATTAGGTATCGAGCTTATTGGACAGACCCTTACTGTAGATGGTGTAGCACAGCCTCGCGTACTATGGACAAGTCCTTTTAACATTTTCCAGACGCTAAACGAAATGGGTAAAGAGCTACCAATGTTCAGGGTATTTCAACCATTAGCTAAAGAAGGTGAGG